ATGGCCCGTAAAACAACGCCTTTGAGCGATACTGAAGTTAAATCAGCCAAGCCGCAGGACAAGCTCTATTCACTGTATGACGGGGCTGGTTTGGAGCTGAGAGTAACTACTGCAGGCAATAAATCCTGGCTATTTAGATATAAACGCCCCTACCTCGACACCCCAAACACAATAAAGATCGGCACTTATCCTGAGACTACTTTGTCGCAGGCAAGAAAGTTACGAGCCCAATACCGTGAGTTACTAGATCAAAAGATTGATCCAGCGAAGTGGATAGAGGAAAACGACGAAAGCCGAAGAAAGGAAATAAGCACCTCTCTTGCCGACGTAGCGGCAAAATGGTTCCTAGTGAAGTTTGCAGCGGTCGGTGAGCGGCATGCGTTTAATATTCGCCGAACCTTCGAAATGTATCTTTACCCAAGGCTGGGGAAACTGCCCATTAAAGAGCTTACTGCCCCGCTGGTAATTGACACACTAAAACCACTTGAGTCAGCGAAGAAACTGGAGACGATCACCCGGGTTTGCCAGCGATTGAATGAACTCATGACCTGGTGTGTGAATACCGGTATTGTTCAGCACAATCAGTTGGCCGGCATTAAGGCCGCATTCATAGCAGCCAAACCTGTGAACATGCCAACTATTAAACCTAACGAATTGCCAGAACTGATGAAGGCCATCAGCTACGCACAAATTCGCATCGTCACCCGGTGCCTTTTGGAGTGGCAACTTCATACTATGGTCCGGCCGTCAGAAGCCGCTGGCGCCAGCTGGGATGAAATTGATTTTGAACAGCAGGTGTGGACTGTGCCAGCTGAACGAATGAAAAAGAAGAAAGAACATGTTGTACCGCTGACACCACAGACGATAGCCCTACTGGATATGCTGAAACCAATTAGCGGAAACTCTCCTTTCATCTTTCCATCAGAACGGCGCCATAATCAGCCTACCCATTCCGAAACGGCTAACAGAGCTCTGCAAAGAATGGGCTATAAGGATGTTTTGGTTTCTCATGGCTTGCGAGCTTTGGCCAGCACCACATTAAACGAACAAGGCTTTGATGATGATGTGATAGAGGCAGCACTTGCGCACCAGGATAAGAACCAAGTTCGTTCTGCTTACAACAGAGCAACCTATTTAGAACGGCGGCGTAAACTTATGGAATGGTGGAGCAATCATATAGAGCAAGCGGCAACTGGCAACTTTGCTATGTCCGGATACAAAGGACTGAAAGTAGTTTAGCTATATTTGCCTAACGAGGGATTCGAACCCTCTCTTTTGGTGCTGCCAGTCCTCTGCAGTCCTTTGCTGGCTGAGTTCTGTAGCTAAGCTGGTGGACAGAAAAGGACAAAAGCGGACTCAGTTCCGCCCCAATTTTGTCCCAATACGTGATTACTGATCCTGCTCGTTATAGTAGCTATACTGGTTTTGCACTGGGCTCCATTCGTAAGTCATGCCAGCCTCTTCGATCTTTTTTATCTTATCCCGGTCGTAGTATGTAAATGGCAGGAACTTGGTCCGGTCGTGGTTTGTTGCATCCCATGCTAAAAAAGCCATTCGGCCGTGAGGTCGACTGCGCTGAAATGTAACGCTTTGAACAAGTCGGCCATCCTTGAATAGCCCCAGAGTCCTGATCTGAACTGAGATGAACCAAGCCATAAAAAACCAACTATAACTGTATTTATTTACAGTTATTATTTAGGCAAGATGACGTTTTGACAAGTCGAAGTTTCAAGCTAATGTTAGTGACCTTGAATAGAACTTAATGGAACAGCTTTATGATAGATATCGAGTACCTGAAGAAAGGCCTGAGCTTTGCTAAATCTAATGCATATAATGGTTTCACGAGTGATGATTTACTTAGTCACCTCGAAGGCAAGGATTGTGATGATGAGAAATTTAACAAATTTGTTTACCACATGGATGAGTCTTGGTCTGCTGGTCTCTATAGGAGAAAATCATCTAGTAGTTCATCGTCAGGCTGGGGGCTGACAGGATCTTCGTCAGGTTATTCTTTAATTGCTGTTGATCTTGTCCTTACACCTGCTGGCGATTCTCTTTTAAGTGAGTTAAATACACCTAAGGGGTTACAAAAACTAGCCGCATTAATCAAGAAAGGTTCAGGAATAGCTGGAGTGGAAGCATTTAAGTATGCTCTACAACAAATGTTTTCAGGTTAACGACCGAGTATAGGCGCTGAAAATGTGCGGAAGATTGAACGTTGTTGATTGCCCCGAAGTAATAGACCTTTGTGGCCAGCTTGGTATTAACCTGCAGGATCAGGCTATGCCGCTACGCACCAGTCGTTTTATCCGGGCAACGAACAAGATCAGCATTGTGGTTGAACAGAACGGCCAGCGCCGATTGCAGGATGCTATTTGGTGGCTGCTGCTCGAACAAGCCGAGTACGGATTTAAACCCAGCCAGTACACCAGCTTTAATACCAGGTATGACAAACTCAACGTAAAAGGCAGCGCCGGCTATACTGCGTATCGTACTCAGCGCAGCATTATTCCGGCTGCAGGCTTTGGTGAAACCGAAATTGTGAATGGGAAGAACCAATATACGGACTTTATTGGCCAAAGTGGCTTGGCAGTGGGTGGCCTGTATCGTAGCTGGTTAAACAAAGAGACTGGCGAACTGACTTACTCCTGCTCTGTGATCACGCTACCGCCTCACCCCAAGCTTATACCCTATCACAGTAAAGCCTGGCCACTGATGCTGCCAGCAGACAGGTTTGACGCATGGCTGTCAGCCGATCAGAACATTGCACAGTTTGAGGTAATTTTACAGCCGAGGATTGTGATTTCCTTGGCTGCTGTGCCTATTGATAAGCCTAGTACATTTAAACCAATAGCTGAGCAATTGTTTATTACCGCGGACTAATTACTAAGGAATTGTAGCTGGGTCAGTAAATGTATCACCATGGAACTTACCACCAACAGCAAATGCGGCATTAAATAGCATTTCATCTATAGCCTTAACTTCAGCAAATGTCCGGCCACTAACACTCAAATCCTCGATGTAAGCACGGTAAATAATTCTACTCGCTGCCAAATTATAATTTAGCGAATTCCAAGCGCCAAAGCTCCCTACCCCAAGTTGGATTGGCTGATTTTCCTGCGGAAGATTGCCCAAATGACCTGCAATGGCGACAGCTCCAAAGCGCTGGAAAGGTGCTGCAGGTGCACCTGCTTCGTTATCGCCTGCAGTAATATTATTGAATCTTGCTATGTAGTGAGCGACTGTGGATATTGGATTAGCTAAACCAGCTTGAAAATGAAACGCATAGTTTGTCGTCGCTGCTGAGGCGTTGGTGTAATGAAAAGGTGATTGCGGTGCAGAACTCGTTAACGCCTTTCTGGTTATCGTCTGCCATAGAGACATGTAAAAGCTATGCCCAATATTTGCTCTGACGTAAGAAGTCACCGAAGTTGGAGCATTTAGTACATATGACAGCTGGCCTGTTTGATTACCTGCTTGGGTAATAATCCCGTGAATCCCGCCCTTTGTAGTTCGTTCAGCATGAAAAGTAGAACCGTCAGGCGTCTGTGATGCGACCAGAAAATCTAATGCATTATCAAGACCACCAGTCATATCTTTTGCAATGTCTTTTAATGCATTCGGCACAAACTGACCGACCACAGGCAGACCAGCAAACTGACCTGAAGAATGTGCTCCATCGAACAGCATGAGCGATCCAGAGCTTTCAATTTCATCGAACTGCTTGATCCGCGGGGCAGTGCTGTCTGTTAACGAAACCCCTTTTAATCTTATTAATTTACCCATTTTATAACCACCCTAACTCGTTTAAACGCTCAAATACTAACCGCCCCAAGATCTGATAACCTGAGGCAACCCAATGAACACTATCCACCCGCAAAGATGCTGGAACTGTACCGCTCGCTATATCTGTTAAATCTTGTTCTGTAGGTGTGATACCTGCATCGCTCAATCCAAACTCAACCATGTATTGGCGGATCGGAATAAACCGCCGACCAAACTCTTCAAACCAGCGCGCATCTTCGGTGTTTTGTGCAGTCGTACCACCTGGCTTTGAAATTACTAAAAATCGCTTTTCTAACGCAGTTAGATTCCGGACAATGGCTTTTGCATCCTGTATAGCCCTTTCATTGCTTGGACCATTTTGACCGATCCAAATGATTGCAATGTCACCTCTGTGCTCTTCAGCAGTGTCCAGGTAGAGCGGCGAAGGTCTGTTAGCTGGTATATCCACACCAGCCAGGTCGCGTTGAAACCAGTAGTTGTAAATATTATCTACAACAGTTCTTCCGAAAGTGCCTTTGACGCCGAGCAAACTGCATTTGTAACTTGCTGGACCTTGTTTCATTGGACCTGGCGTATGTCCATTGACTGGCAGCAGAGAAATTGCAACCTGTCCAGTCGCAGGGATCACCCCGCCTGAAACAGTTACCAAAAATGGATTTGCATTCGTGCGGCAAGTGATGGTTACAGAGCTTTCTCCACCAACCCCCCTGTTCGTAACTACGGCAGTTGAGCCGGATTGCTGCAACAACTGTTGAAGTACGAGCGGATATGTTGTGCCATTGCCACCAGCACCTGCTGTCATGCTATCGCCCCAGCAGACTATGTTTGGCCCAGATACAACTCCAAGCTTTTTTGAATTGACTGTCGCGCTATATTTCTGCGCCGTACCATTAAAGTCGCCAGCGAGAACTAGTTTCTCAGCAATAAGCGCTATCGCCCTTGCGGTAGGCTTTCCCTCTTGGTTCATTTCTAACCATGTACGACGATTTTCCTCGTCAGTGATGGCAAAATGCGGCTCATTTAGATCTTGCCTGGCAATTTCTTCAAGCTCTTGAAAATCAGGTAAGACGTTCACTAAATCCGGGACCGATAGCTTGTCCTGAATCAACTTCACCGCTCTGGCTGAAGGGCCTCCGTCCTTTATAACTTCGAGCCAAGTTCGTCTGCCAGTTTCATCAACCAATGCAAAAATTTGTTCATTCGTATCAGGAAAAGGTATTTCTTCCGTTTCTTGAAAATCAGGTAAGGCATTCACTAAGTCCGGCACCGATAGCCGGTCCTGTATCAACTTCACCGCTCTGGCTGAAGGGCCTCCGTCCTTTATAACTTCGAGCCAAGTTCGTCTGCCAGTTTCATCAACCAATGCAAAAATTTGTTCATTCGTATCAGGAAAAGGTATTTCTTCCGTTTCTTGAAAATCAGGTAAGGCATTCACTAAGTCCGGCACCGATAGCCGGTCCTGTATCAACTTCACCGCTCTGGCTGAAGGACCTCCATCCTTTAACACTTCAAGCCACGTTAACTTTCCGTTATCGTCTGTCACCGCAAAAATCAAACCTGATACTTCGTGGTTTTGATCCTCTAAACCAAGGTTTTCTATAGCCAATTTACTGGGGTAACGTTTGACTTCGACCGCAACCCCAGATTCGTTTTTATATAGGATCACAAACTCGGTAGATTCAGAACTTGGAACTTGAAAGTATTTGTCATGTTGAACGGCAGCTAATCCTTCTTGAACTGTCTTATAAATTCCCGCAGTCTGCATCGCCAAATCTGCATACAAAGCAGCTTTATTAACTGAATCCAAGGACCTATCTGCGTTAGCAGCTGCACGGTCTGCGTCCGCAGAGATTGCATCGGTTTTTGATACCACTTCTCTGGCATAGCGAATTGATTCTGACATCCCTTCTATCGTATTTATTGCTACAAGCCGGTCTGTTGTATCCGGAAATGGCCAAGGGTATCTAAGAGTGATAAGACTGTTGCCATTTGTGTCTGGTGGCGACCCTGATATAGCCTCTACAACCTGACTATTTCCGATAAAAACTGCTGTACCACTGTATATATATGAACAGTCAACGTTACCAGAAACAGTGATTGTTTTTGATGCATTAATAGCGGTAGCACTTGGGCTAACCAAGAACTTAATTGGCTGAATGGCCATGGATTACCTCAGTTAACTTGGAAGTTTGTTTTCGAATGTTTTGATTGATGCATAACGAGTGAATAACGTGAATGGTGTAGCAGTGCCGACCATGCTTACTTCTACTGAATAAACTCTGCTGCCTGATGAAACCAGATTGTCGATAAAGGTCGCACCTGCATTACCACTCCAGTAAGTTTCCGTGTCGAGTGACTCATAAGAACCGGCCAAAGTGGTGTCAAAAGTAGCTATCGCGGTACCGTTTCTTTTTAACACTAAGCGGACAATAAATGACTTGTTTGTTAAGTTTCCAGAGGCTTTAGCTGATACATAAGCATTTGCTGTCACTTCGACCGGAAAACCGTCAGCGTTATGGGATCCCGCGCTAACTGCCAGTACTGCACCTGATGTACTGGAACCAGAACCACTCTTCGATTCAATAATTTTTCCGGAAAAAAACTCTCGTTTTACAAAGCCTGTGCCGTTGGCTTTAATGAAAAAAAGAGCATTCAGATCTGTCTTTTCGCCTGCTCCAGCCCAGATTAAATAGGTACCATCGTTCCACACTTCAATTCGTATTCCAGAACCTTCGCTTGTGACCAGCTTTCCTTGAATTGAAACGTTTCTTATGGTTACATTACCGCTTGAATCAACTGCGAATAAGGCATTTCCTAAGTTCTTTTCCCCTGTTCCATACCAAAACGGAAATGTACCATTGCCCATTTCGGCACGATAACCGCTTGTTGCGGTCTGAAAGTTGTTACCTACCAAATCACCAACGAACACCCACTTTTGACGACCTGTATCCCAATACAATTGAACGGCACCAGCTGAATTAGAAAGCCGGAATGTATTGGCACGAAATTCGAGTGTATTGGTGTTGCCATCAATCACTAAACCAGTAACAGTAGAAACACCTCCTAAGGTTGTGGTAACACCTAAATAGGCGCGGCCGCTAATGTTGCCCACTTCGTCTATAGTTGCCTGCAGACTTAATGATGCAAGCGCCAGTTCTCCATCAAGGTTGTTCACTTGGCTGGTAAGTGATTGTGTTGCTGATACTGCACCATCAGCTGTAGATTTTGCTGACTGAGCCAGTTGGTTTGTTGCTGTAAGCCCAGTGGTTGGGTTAGTTACCGCATTCGATAGAAGATTAAGGCTAGAGGCGTTGTTATCTGCACTGGTTTTGGCCAGTTGTGCCAGAGTGAATGTTGCAGATAAACCTGTAATTGGGTCATTTACGACGCCCTGCACTGAACTTATTGCTGTTGCACTATCATTAGCAATAACTTCGACTTCATCGATTCGTAGCAACTGGGCCTGCTGAGCAGCTTGCAAAATTAAGTACTGACCAGCCCTGGTCGTCGTCTCGTTCTCCAGCAATATGCTGACTTTTCTTATCTCGCTACGGCGATCACCATCATCAAAAATACTGTTAATTTGCTCAACGATGAATACTCTGGCGTCTTCGCCTTCAGCTTGCTCAACGATAGACAGTGCATCATCAATAGTTTGTTTAACTTCATCTAATGTGGGTATATCACCAACAGCTGCTTCGATCTGTTCTTGCATCCCCCCCTGAACTTGTTCTAAAACGTCATCAAATAAGGAGTTGCCAATATCGTCACCTATCAAGTCAGTGATCACGCTGGCGTCTGCTGTAGTAGTGGCGGTTCTGCTTATCCAGGCGGATACGCCTGTATAGTTCACAGACCGTGCATATATTGTATATTCAGTGCCAAATCTCAGGCCTGTGAATACCATTGATATACCGCGGCCGCGAACGATATCAGTCGTGTCTATTGCAAACTCAAACTCAGTGCCAAGCCCTGCTCCAGCCAGAACTGGCCTTGCTTCTATATCGAAGTTGCCCACAGTAAACTGAATATCTGTAGGCGCCAAAGGTACAGTGACACTAAACGAGATATTTGCTGGCGGGGACCATGTACCTAACGTGCTGACTGCATAAACTTTAATGTTGTAAGTACCAACAGCCAAGCGAGGCAATTCTATGTTTCGAACAAAGCTTTCGCGCTCCACGACAGTTACGCCTGCTTGCTCTATTTTTACAACGTAACGACGTATAAAGGCGTTACTCTCAGAGGACCAAAGAAGCCGTCCGCCCGAGTTGAACGTAGGGTCAACGACAATATTAAGCGCTGTAGGTGCCGGTATGTTGGTCGGATCGCCAAGGTTAGTGCCACCTACACGTTCAGAGTAGGCTACACCCGACCATGGATAGATTGCGTTCTGGTGTTCAATAAACTCGAAGTCGACGTCACCATCTTCACGCAGCTTGCACTGCTCTACCCTGAATGGCTTTTCATCCCAGCCCCGGGTGTCATCGCTAATTCCAACGATGTCGCCTGGCTCCACAACGATGGCAGGTGGTGACGCAGTAAAACTAACTTCCATCCGGTTGCGGCTGCGCTTCGCCACAATTTCAGCCATCTGATAAGCTTCAGCTTTGTTGGTGATGGTATCGAACTCAAAGCTTTGCTCTAAAAGTACGCCGTTATCTTCGGCTAACCATTCTGCAAACAGCGGGTCGTTAGCATCCGGATAATGTACTTCGTCACGTTCGTAGTTCGTCAGTTTGTTAGGGAAGCGGATAATAACCCGGTTGTAACGGTCGTTTTTACGTCCGGCTTTACTCTTCACTGGAGAAGTGATCAGTGCATAGTTTTGTTTAGTGCTGTGGCCATGCCCAAAGAAGAACACCGGCTCGCCTTCTTTTTCACACACCAGGCGTAACTGGCCACTGCCAATAGGCATCATGCCGCGCATACCAGAAAGCATTTGCTTAACGTTACTAAATACTGACTTACCAGTATCAATGACCAGGTTGCCGGTGATCCGGGCATGTGTAACAGTTGATGTTACTCCATTGATAGTCACGTCACTGGTGATCTGTTCGTCAGCCCAGTGTGCGGACTCGATAAATGACTGCTGAAGTAGTCTGCTTAAACTCAGGCCTTTGCCGTAAGTGGTATTTGTAAGATAGTCCAGCAACTGCAGCGGTAGGTTTTCACTGTAGGCAGTCTGGCCATTGCGCGGGTCGTAAATTTTTCGGCCGGCTATCCGGGCTGTGACCTCAGGTTCTCCCCTCCAAACGCTTTGGCTTTCGTCCATCTGCAGACGTAAGTGTATGTAGGCTAAACCTTGTAGCCGATGATCAGCAGTCCAGTTCGGAATGCCTGTAGTCAATGGGGCTTGGTCATAAGCACCATTGCAGCGTTGTACCGTAAACCATTTCCCGCCGCCCTGCTTATTCCAGCGCGGATCAACTTCTGACACGCCATCAAAGTAAAGTTCTGAAATAGCTTCAATTGGCCCCTCACAGAACACGATGATCAAATGTAAGAACTCGTTTTTAGCACCACCATCGGCATCAGTTACATACTTGTGAACTTTAATGCCGCCGATCCGCCTGGTTCCGTATACAACCGGTATTGGATGATCACTCCCCTGCTTCTCTACGGTAACGGCCTGAGCAGCCGGCATATCTGGAGTTGGCACCAGCCATGAGAGTATTTTTTTAAATGGCTTGGTTACAGCTTTCCAAATACCGCTAAAAAAACCCATTATTCACCGCCCCATTTCAGATCTTTTTTCACTTGGGCAGCGAACTCGAGGCCTTTATCATTTGGGTAAAACCTGCGCTGGCTTGCATCGGTAGAACGTCTACCTCGAGGGGCTTCAAAGTCAGCCCACTCGCTGGTTAAAGGCGTAGTGATTTGAGACTCTCCTTTCGAATCTGAGACATCAGGTGCATTCAGTAACCAGGTATGTAACAAAACAGGATTAGGTATTACTTCACCCTGGTCAGTCAGGTAGGCGCGGAAAATGTAGGCGTAACGGTTGATCTGATTAACACCCAACATCAGTGCAACCATGCTTTGGTCGGCCGCTGTAAATGCCAGGCCAATTTCGCCTATGCGTAGCTCAGCGTTGAAGGTTGGAGCATCCATCCCCAACAAAAGGCCATTAGCCTCAAAGATTTCGCCCTGCCAGTTCACCGGATAACCACAGTCGGTCATCCGTAACGTAACGTTGTTGGCCAGCTCCAACCGGATCAAATGGCAATAGCTATGCTCGCCGGCAATTGCTGCAGCGACTTGTGGTGTTACTTGAAGCATGTGGTTATAAGGCCTCTTCTAAATCCAGTTCGAGAGTGATTTTTCTGGCGCCTTTAGCGCTTGAGGAATATTCGGTTACGTCTGTGGATTGCCGAACTGTAAAAGGAACGTCTCTGACAATAAGCGCAGTGGTAGCTGGCACGTCCCTGACTAATTGAGGAAAAAATTTTAGAGTAAGCTGCCCTGAAGCATTAGAGTTTACGTCCTGTTCAATCACCCGATAGACCTTGGAATGATTAGCAAACTTGAAAAAATCACCACATTTAAGCTGCTTTTGGACTGAAGGTGTAAAGCCAGTGGCTTGAATAGTACGAACACCGGCTAAAGCTGAAGTAAGTACTGATGGTGAACCAGATGCAACGCCTTTTGGCTGACTGTACCTTGGTACAATTAACTCAAATACTCCGTAACGCCCTTCAAGAGAATCAATAAATGCCTGAGCTGGGCGGTATCGATCTTCATCAAGTTTTATGCTCTTTACCAACCATTCCCAGCGCTGACCGGGTATGCGCCTCGTAGATTTGATTAATGATTTGCTTTCACTAACGTAGTTTACGACCCTGTTTTTGAGTACAACGTCAGCTATAACAAAGCAGTCGTAAGGAAAAGTCATATAAATCCTGAATTTTAGGCAATAAAAAACCCGCCGAAGCGGGTTATAGAAACTCTATGCGGTCTGGTTTGTTCTTTTTCTTTCGTATCGATCAATCATGTTATTCAGAATAAATGCCATGGCAAAGCCAATGAGCAGACCAACGATGGCAAAATGCCAAGTTAGAACACCAATCAGCAGAATCAAAAACAAACCGAGTGCGATTTTAATGAGCCACATAAGATCCCCTTAAGCTGTTAACTTTATCCCTAATTCTTCAAAACCTTGCATTGCAGCACTTGTAATAGCGGATCTATTTTCAAAAATCAATCCAACAGCCTGCTCTGGTGTAAGCGCCGAGTAATTAAAACTAGCCTGGAACGTTGCACTAGTTGCCATTGCAGAATCGCTATTAATTCTCTGCGCAGCTTCACGCAGAGCTAAATTGTCATCCGGAGCTAAGACCGACTCACCGCGATCTAACAGGTAGCTTGCTTCTTTTCTAACGAAGCCAATACCACCGTGATAAACACCTTGCACTTGAGATTGTCTGACATTAGCCAGCTGCACTGCACCTGCGGCGATAACCGCGCCTGAAGCTATCAAGTTTAGAGGGAACGGATTATCTCTGTAGGCCCTCATAGCTCCCTGTGCTGTGGATATTGCGATATCCGCAATAGCAAACGCTCGACTTGCGGCAAACATGGCTTTATATATGCCTGACTGCTTACCTTTGAATTTCTCAGCAAGTACAGCGAGATTACCGAACATTGACGCTGAGTTGCTTGTAATCATCTGCGCATTTTGCAGCTGATACATTTGTTTTTCGTCTTCTGCTCGCTGCTTTATTTTAAGAAGTAGATCTTCGCCATAAGCAGTTATTCCGCCAACCTGGTCGTAATAATTACGAACAATGTCGGCCTGACGGTCGTAGTAACTTTGAATGCGAGCCTCTTCAGACTCGTAATCCATACCTATCCACTGGACCTGTTCAAAGTCTTGGCTTGCCTTGTCGGCGTAGGCCTTCTCAACATCAAACATGCGGTCTAGGCCGTCAGATACAGCTTTAGTTTGTCGTTCTGATAGCTCGGCTTTTTGAGCTTCTAAATCAGCTAGCTCCTTGTCTGAATACGCTTTTCGCATATCCTCCAAAGTTTTGTAACCAAGGCGAGCTAGGCCTTGTTCATCGACGTATAACTCTTGGATCTTTTCTAAACGTTGCAGGCTGGCAATCTCAAGCTTTTCACGCTCACTGGCATACTGCAGGTCCATCTGGTCAAGCAATGACTGAGACTGTTGTTTGCGTGACTCGAGCTCAGAGGTTGCTGCTGGTTTATTAATGAAGCCCGTGCCTGCTGAACCCTCTCCACCTTGAGATTTTACCTGCGTATCAGGTGATGATGGAGTATCGAAGCCGCGCATTTCCCTGTAACGCTTAGTATTTTCCTCAAGGCGTTTACCGACTTCATCAATTTCAGCCTTTACCTCTTCGATGGCTTGCTGATTTGTAGACATACGGCTCCAATCGAAACCATATTTCTTACCGTCTTGTAGTTCAGCCAGCTCAGCTTTTAGGCTTTTTACTTCGCCTTGGTCTTTAATGATGGCATTCGCTAAACCACTATCAGTAAGTGGGTTGTCTCTCATTTTGTCGAACATGAGCGAAACATCTTTCGCCCAATCGGCATAAAGATCTGCCATGCCTTTCACCAATGGAGTGGCAGAGATCAGAGCGTTCCGTAATGACGTATCAACGATTTGGCTTGTTTCTTTGAGCTTTTTATTGAGTTCTGCAGACTCTTTGATCATTGATTCAGACAACACACCGGATGTAGTTTCCATACTGTTGGCTAAGTCGATAAAGCTACGACCATTGTCATCGGTAATCTTCGATAGTCGCTGCCCGGTGTCACCGGCAATTTGCAGTAAAAACAGGTTACGCTCTTGCTTACTTTCTAACGTACCTAGCGCTTCGGTCATCTTGATAAACATTTCATCAGGAGCCAGGCCTTTGAACTCTCTGACATCTATGTTCATTTTTTCGAACATATCTACAGCTTCGCCAGTCCCTATCTCAGCAAGTTCTGTAATACGCTCTGACACATCCTTTAGCATGTCGCCAAAGTCTTCCATAGGGACGCCCATCTGCTCTGCAGCATAGGTCAATTTTTGGAACCGTTCGCTGTTAATGCCAAGAGAAGCAGACAAGCTGTTCATTTGGGCGATTTCACGGTTAGCATCCATAATAGCTGTTGATAATCCAGCAGCCATGCCAACCAAAGCCAGTCCTGCGCCACCAGCAAGCGAGGCCATGTTTTTCAAATTCATTGATGATTTACTAGTACTGTCCTCAACTTCCTTTGCATACTTCTTAGTACTTTCAGATGCCTCACCAAATGCAGCACTATATTGATCTGCATTGGCTTTTAGCATGAATACTAAATCAGTGATCTTGTTGGACACTCTGAATACCTTTCATCATCTGGTACATTTGTTCTGGTGTTTGCTCTACAACCTGGTTACGACCAAGCAAGCGGAAATCCGCAGGGCTTAGGCTCTGTGCGTTTGCTGGTTTTTTGTTGTTGTAGAACATGCTTAGAATTTGACTCATATGCCGGTCAAAAATCTGTGCCGTCATAGGAGTTTCAATATCAAGGTATTGCAACCACTCACTGAATTGACTTGCCGAAATCCCTTGCAGCATCAGGTCGACATCCTTTTCGCCTAATACTGCAGCCAACCGATGGGCTTTTATTCTGTCTGGCTGGTCTCTGAGGGGGATTCGGTTTGAGACTTTCCCTGCAAAAACTCTAACTCCGATAGCTCGCATGCGGTATCAAAGAGTTGCTGCATAGCTTTTCGACTAAACTGCTTAGGAATTTCGCCCACCTGATTTTCATTAAAAATCAGCTCACCGTCTGAATTACGGACACTGCGCTGTATAACTAAAGCGGTGATGGTCAGCTCGTGACCCTTAGTGAATTCTTCTTTAGGCAATTCGAAAAATTGGTTAATGGTGTCGACCACGGCTACACGATCTGCAGCGGCCATTTCAAAAACATTAATTTTCGACTGGCCAACAGTTACTTCTTTTTGGTCGAGATATTGAGCTATACCCATGTGATATCCTCAATTTTACCTGTCAACTTCAGTTTAATTTTACGCTGCAGCTTTTTCTCTATCGCAATCTCAGTACCAACACTTGTCACGATAGCTTTGTACTGGTGACCAGGCTTAGCTGTAAGTGGATAGCACAGTTGCTGCTCTACCTTCGTATTAGAATTAAAAGCCGCAATAAGTGCCGTTAAGCCAGGGTTAGGGGCGTCTAAATAACGGATAGTCAGTTCCTGTTCACCAGGTTCTATCAGGCCGCCATCATATTCACGACTGTCGTCTTCTTCATCACCCCCGTAAGGAGTTACGTCTTCTGTATCTCGGGTTGGGGTTAGACCAGTCATAGCAATAACTTCGGCCACTTCAATGAAGGTTTCGCCTGATTTGAGGCGGTATTTGGTGTGCTTGCCTAGCGACATGGCTATAGCTCCTGTTGGTAAGTAACGATAAAACGCTGTTCATAAACCGCGATAAAACTATCAGGGTCGTAGATGTATTCGTAGTCGGCTGGAAGCCAATCACAACCTGCTATTCCTTGGTTTAGTGCTGTTATTCCCATCAACTTCGCTGCCGCATCATCCAAATCATCAGCAGGGTTTTCGCGTGAGTCAGTCCACAATTCAACAACCACCATGAACTGATCATCAGTTAGGTTGTGTCCATGTTCAAACTGGCCAGTGTCGATATAAATCACTACTGTGAATTCACCTGGCACCGGCTCAATTTTAGAATCTTTAAAATCGACTACACGCTGATACTCAGGCTCTAAAATGGCCTTTAAGCCCTTCCTAAAATCTTTCCTGTATCCGTAATCAGCCATTGGTCACCTTGTCGATTCGGTAAACTAACTCTCTTAGCATTTGCTGTGGTAACTCATCACCAACCGCTCGTTGAAAGTTATTTGTTGCATGACGAGTTATCGAGGTATTGATAGGAACAGTAACCACTTCAACTGGGTAGCGTTTCTCAGTTAGACGCCTAAGGATGTGCCATTTACCCGAGCGTAGTTGTTGCATAAAGACGTTATGGAAAACACGACGACCGACCCGGATAGAGGTTTGTCCTGAAATTTCTCGCTTTGCATACTGTCCATTTGCCGATCTGGTTACTTCTGATGTCGTAGCCTTGCCTCTTTTTGCCAACTGCGTTCTGGCCACACCCAACCTTGCCGCTGGTACATTGGTTCTAAACACGCGAACCTGAGCAGCAAAGTTGTCACCAACGTTCAGGTGACTTAATTTCAGCCGTTCCCGCATCAGCTTTACCGGGATTTTTTCTTCTTTCGCTGTTTCTCTTGCAGTGGCAGTGGAAGCTTTTAGAGCCAGCCGCTTTAAAATCCGGCGCTGAGCATAAATCAGTTGTTTGTTGTTTAATTCTGACAGGATCCGCTGAGCCTTCTTTATCGCCTCATTGGTTTCAACTTCAATCAGTGGAGCCCACGCTTTTGTCATACGGCCACCAGTAAAATCCAATCGCTGTCTGAAGGAATGCAACTGACCACCGTCAGAACATCACCAGTCTTTTGCCTTATTAATTGGGCTCGGCGATCCAGCTTATGTGGCAATAGCGTACGGCTTACCTCTATTCGCATCTGCGCACTCATGGCTTGCTGAAATTCCAAAGGGACGTCTTCCACCTTGCCTGTGAAGCTGAGCGGAGGCTGAGCACAAGATATAAGCTCGCCAAACAGCTCGTTATCCAGCTGCTCGGCTTTGCTTAGTAACGTGTCGATATCCATCAGATCAGCACTGCGTACTTGCCATTAACCAGGTCATTGGCCAACGACTCTGGCACTGCAACTGATTTGCTGTTGCCATCAATGTTGTAACGTTGCTGGCCGTGGCTGCAGCGAATTGAGCACAGTGGCTTAATACTCACTAGCTTCACGTCGCTATCAGTTGCACCTTCAGTACCAGCCGCTGAACCGTCACCAGTTGCACCACCTTCGGTACCAGACTCAGAGCCTTCACCGTCAGCATCACCTTCAGTACCAGACTCAGAGCCGTCACCGTCAGCATCACCTTCAGTACCAGACTCAGAGCCGTCACCATCAGCAGCACCATCGGTACCAGACTCAGAGCCGTCACCGTCAGCATCACCTTCAGTACCAGACTCAGAGCCGTCACCGTCAGCATCACCTTCAGTACCAGACTCAGAGCCGTCACCGTCAGCATCACCTTCGGCATTTTTTTCTGGCAAAGCTTCCAGCTCTTTGATCCGAGCAACAAGTTCTTGCCTGTCTGTTGATGGCTGTTCATCTAAACCACGTGATAACGCCAGTTCAGCGAAATAAGGGATCAGCTCCTCTAACGGAGTTGTTTTGCTAATTTTCATGAGGTTTTCCAAGGGCCGACCGGAGCCGGCCAGTGAGGGGGTTAAACAATCAGAACGGCAAATTCGTCTGCATCCATTAACGCTACGGCAGGCGCTGTCAGTGTCTGCTGCCATTCAACTGATGGGTCACCGTCTGTGATCCAGTGTTTATAGGCCATACGCTGGTTGGCTAAACCTTCCGACAGCAATTTTGCATCCGGGATCTGACCATAACATTCAGCGCCTTCAGCACCAGAGTGCGCAAGCAGCACCGAACCATCCGGCATATAGCGAACTTTTTGTCCGGACTTGTTTTTGTAGTGGCCACGGTAAACGATGATAGATACATCACCGATGTTGCCTTTATACGACACATCTTTACCGAGGTCTTTCAGGGCTGTTTCCATTGTGGAAGTAGAACCACGGCGGGTTTCCAGTTTTTCTTTCACCGTTTTGAACTGACGGAACAGTGACCAGGCAGTGCCATCGAGGATCAAAACATCACAACCATTGGTCATGTTGTCAGCTAAATCTTCGATGTCTTTGAACGGGTCGTAGGCTTCTGCAGCGGCTCCACCAGCCAACAGAATCGCTGACCATTTTTCAGCACCCAGCAACACTTTTTTGTTGTTAGCACTGCGTTCAAAGTCAACCTGCAACAGCGATGCTCCAGTATCATCTTTGATGGTATAAGCTCCGTTCATCACGCACTCAACTGCCATAAATTCCAGCGCCTGGTTAATCGCTACTTCTTCATCGTCATAATTTTGCATGATGATTGCGTCGCGGCGCTGTTCTGGTGTTAACGGAGTGTCCAAAGACTCACCGGCTAAACGCAGCTGAGTGTTTTCAACGTCAACTTCATGCTTTGGCTTTAACAAAGCTGGAGTGATTTTCTGGGTTTTGAAACCGTTCTGACGCATCACCTTGCCTTCAACAATCGGTGACACAAAAGCCGCCATCGGGATGTTCTGATTCACTTTATCCAGATAGATTTCTTTAGTCGGGAACGGGACCACTGTTTTGAAGAACATGGCGCGGAATAGCGAACTTACTCGCTGTTTGTTTTTACGCGCTGCAATCAGCTCTTTTGAGGTGTAAATTGCTGCTGGCATTACTCAGCTCCTTTTAACTGAATTGGAGTACCCACAAATGCTGTAGCTTTTTGCGCAGCAGTTGCACCGACAGGCCATGCAACCATGTCTGGGTTGAATGAACCGCCGTCCCATACATTGGCTTGAACCGATGTAGTTGCATCAACTTCTGCCATCAATACAACTACAGCTTTTTGCGTCCCATCGTTAGCAGTCGGCGCCCACTTATGGTAAGCACCAGTAGTGGAATTTTGGCCTAATGGCGTTTTTTCTGGCAGTACACCCTGGCCTGATGCCAAAGTAACTGTATTGGTGGTGATCGGACGATGCCCGGTCTTCCACTGAGTAAATGAAATGGATTCATTCATTACGCTTTACCTTTTAAATAGTTACCTGCAGCAACTAAGCGGGCAACATTCTGATCTTCAGCAGAAAGTTGGTCGCCATCTGCTACCTGTAAATTGGGTTGCGGGGTTTTGGCCATGGCATTGTCCAGAGCTGTTGCCATTGCTACCGAGGTGTCAGGCTCTTCAGCTTTGACAGGTTCTTTTGGAGTGACAGCCAGCAGAGCAATTGCTTCAGTAGCTGACATCGAAGTTTTCAAAGCCAGGTGCTGTGCTGCACTGGCGCGCCCCTCAGCCTCCGAACTTTGCAGAATTGCGCTGATGCGATCCCGCTCTTGCGCTTGAAGATCAGTAGCGCTTGCTGCCGCAACAGCGGGCGCCTCTGAACCGGCCACCGCGGCGACCTGGCTTGCGGCTTCAGCCGCGGTTGCAGTAGTCATGTTTGACCCACCTCTTTTTTTGGTTTTTACAAATTCAAGCATGAGCGGTACTGCTTCATGCCCGTTTACAACTCTGTTGGCAAAGCCTATGGCTACACCTGGCTGGCCTGTATAAACAGCAGCTTCGGTGGCCATAACGTCATTTTTCGACATACCAATGCCTTCAGAGACCAACTGGGCGAATTGGTCACGTGTTGTGTCGATCTCTGATTGAATTTTGGTCCGGACGTCTTTAGGTAGCTTTTCGTAGGGGTTACCGTCGACTTTATGCGCGCCGCTGTGAATTAAGGTGATTTCCATCCCCTCTTGTTCCAGCATTTTTTCGTAGCTGTAGTGCGCAACTAGCACACCAACAGAGCCAATTCGACCTGTTTGGGTTATCCAGCGTTCGGTACAGGCAGAACCCAGAGCCATAGCAGCGCTGCACATGGTGTCGTAACACAGGCCAACTATCGGTTTTACTTTGCTGAACTCACGGATCAGGTTGGCTGTGTCGAAACAGCCGGCTACTTCACCACCCGGGCTGTCGAAATCCAACAAGATCCCTTCAATGCTCGGGTCATTAATTGCCGCTGAAAGGCGAGTGATCAGACCGTCGTAGCCTGTAGCGCCTGAATATGGCTGCACATAACCGTACTTGTGCAATAAGGTGCCACTGACTGGTAGGACTGCTACACCTTCGTAAACGCGGTAAGGCCGTTCTCTTGGTTTGCTATCCCAGCTGCTGATCAGCTGTTGCATGCCATCGGCGTCCATAACCTCGCCTGTGCTGGTAATCAGTTGGCCAACACCAGCTTTTAAACAAAGCACACTGAAAAATGTGGCAGCGTAATTGGGCTCAATAAAAAGGGCCTGATTGCAGGCCCTTGATAGGATATTTAAGTTATTCATTGGTCGAGGTGTCCTGGGTTAATGCGCCCATCTGCGCCCAGCTTGGGGTAGGTAACCCAAGCCGCTGTATCTCCTGCAGTTCACGGTACTGCTGCTCAAACACTTCTTGATAGTCTTTGCCCATTAATGCCAGTTCGTCTTCGTAGGTAGACAAACGCCCCTCGATGCGAAGTATGGCTTCCTTCACTTCTTTGAGACCGTCGATAGCCAGCTTGCCTTGGCCTATCCAAGTAACATTTGTCCAGGCGGCTCTACGCTCATAGAAGTTAAATCGGGATTTTGGTGGCACTAAAATCTTGCGATGCAGCGCCTCTTCTAACCAGTTGGCAAAAACTATGCTGGCAAAACGTGAAGGGATCACTTTGCGCTTGCCCATAAAGTAGCGGTGTGACTCGTTGATGCTGGCCCGGGCTGAACTATAGTTTACCTTGCTGAAATCTCTGGCCAGCTGCTCATAACTCAAGCCAAGGCCTGCAGCGATATACCGCAGAATGCTGGTTTCTAAGTCTGAAAAACCGTTGTCCGAGTTTGACGGGTGTGTCAAGTTCAGGCTTTCGCCCGGCATCAGGTGGGGTATTTTCACCCCGTTCATTTTAATGTTAGCCGAGTCGTGATAATCAGCTAATTGCATCATCCAGTTCTGCAGGTTTTTAATTGTGTCTTGGCCACCTGAGATCAACTGGAACGCTTGCTCTGAGTCCAGCTCAGATTCAATAGTTGCTGCATACATTGCATTGACAATGGCGTTTTGCAGCTTGGTTTGCTGTAATTTATCAAGGCTATGCAGCTGTGACATTACCGTTAGAAACAGGTTTTCGCCACGGCTTTGACCTGGTTCAGATGGTTCAAACACGTGAGCAAACTGAGTGCGCCCCCAAGCTGTTTCGCGTTGAACAAATGACCATTTATTAGCTGGTTGCATGCCGTATTCTGAGTAGTCAGACTCTTCAACCCAATAGCCTTGAGCGGCCCCATGGCGGTCAATGGCAACCCCAGAGCGCAGAGTATTTGTGTTGTGCTGACTACGCGGGTTACTTACCCGCTTAGGACTAACAAGCTTCACACACATATTAAATAGTGATGGCCGATCCGGTGCCCATTCAAAGCAGGCCATACCTTCACCGTAGTTAACATGGGATCCGGTGATAGAACGGCACAGCATGGTGAAGGTGCGTTTGCGTTCAGCATCGATGTAACAGCCCGGGTCTTCGCCGTATTCGATAAAGGCCTGTTCGGCTTCACGGATAAACGCTCGGGCTGAGGCTTCTTCCATACCTAAAGCTCGCCAGTTCAGCTTGTAGCTTGGCCGGAATAAGTTACCCACCATATTATCGATATGCAGCTGCACGCCGCCTCTGGCCATGGCGTTGTTACGACGAACGTCATCACTTCGGGCGTTTGCAGCGTCAAGCTGGGGCAACAGAGCGGCATCAGCACTCTTTAAACTGGGGTTCCACTGTGCAAGCTGGCCACCAAAACCAGCACCTGCATGAGTATATGAGGACGCTTTTCTTGATAGAGGGTTGCCATTTACATCAATGATACGACCCATTAGAAACTAACCCTTGCTGCGCCACGACGACGTGTTTTTAATCCCAGTAGGCCTTTCAGCTCATCGATGTAATCAATCAATTCCTGCTTGTTTGTTTGCTGAAACTGAACCGTTCGACCACCTTTGCTGATGCTTACAATGTGCTGACCTATCCGCAGTTGATGCAATGCGGCTTCCGCCTCGGCCAGCTGCCCTGCTACTGTTGATGAAGCCATTATTTCCCCATTCGTCTGCCGAGCTCGGCAAAACTATTTGATGTTGTTTCTGTTTGAACTTTGTCTTGTCGTAGCGCTTCGAGATTGAGGCCAAATCGCTCAATCAATATGTAAAGCGCAGCCAACGCATACACCAGGCAGTCCAGTGCTTCGTTGCGTCGACCTTCGTTGTCGTATGCAAACACTATCCCTTTACGGGTTTTCTGTGCTTTTCTGACTTCTGAGACTAACTGCATGCAGACATCCTCAGGGCAGATGCCGTCATCCAACGGAAGATGCAACGATCTCGCATCGCCAACTGGCAAGGATATGTCGCTGTAAATCTGGTCTTTCGCAGTGTCAGTACCGACCGCTGTAAGGAAAACACCGGCTGGCTTTGTGATCTTGATTGGCATACGCTGAATAGGCTGGCCGTATTCGTTGGCCCCGCGAACAGGTATTACATGCAGAATGCCAATGCGTTTCGACATTTCATAAACAACCTCAGTCCGGTGACCGCCGATATCCCAGCACCATTTTTTAACGCTAAGCTCTTCACCGTTCGCTTTGCGATAAACACGCCTGCAGATTTCTTCCATCTTTGTTTTAGAGGCGTCATCGCGTGGGTCACCCATCACAATTTGACGCGCAACCAGATACTTTTGCATATCCCAGGTGAAGCCCCAGACATATGCCTCAAGCCGGTTATCCTGTGTATCAATGCCACCAGTGAGAATTACAACTTCATCCGGTACCTGAGCAGAGTACGTTTCTCTTCGATCCATCAAATGCTGGTGACTAATGCGCTTTGTATGCTGCGGTTGCCAGAGCAACCCTAGCGTTAAGTTCCAAAACGCCTGCAGCTTGTCGACATCACCACTGATATCTAACCACTCCCGGACCAGCTCTATCCAGCCTTCAGTTAGGTTCAGCGAGTACAGTGCAGAAATCATAAAGCCGATGCGCTGTGGCGCTTTAATACGTCGGCCTTCAGCGTTGTAAAAATCTATACCGTTCTTTGTCCATGTTCCGGTGTTTGAGCAAATCCATTTGCCCAGCTCCTGCATCTTTGTCAGCGAGGAGTAGTAGATCTGGTCTTCACAATGGCGACACTGATAGTAAGCAGTGGCCGCAGCTTGTTCTTTAGGTAATGTGCGATCCCACTTCATCCCAAACGGAGTGTCTTTACCACCCCATTCCAGCATTTGATATTCGCCACAATGCGGACACGGTAGGTGCATTTGCAGCACAACGTCTGCATCGCCCATTAAACGCTCTAAAGTCGACTGACCAACCGTTGTTGCAGTAGAACCGAAGATGGCTTTACCAAATGCAGCGCCCCGGATACGTTCCCGCATAACCCGAGTGTTGTCACCTTCGCCGCTGTTAATCTTCCAGGCGTCAATTTCATCACCACAGATCACCTGTTTGGTCATCATTCGGAAGTTGTTCGGTGTATCTGCACCAAGAATGTCGATACTAAAACCAGCGCCAACTTTCTTTTTTACGTTGTTGTATTCATTGGTCTGCTGCCAGTAAGGCAAGGCTTCCTGCATAACAGGCACAACCCTGATCACCGGGTCGAATTCATCCAGCGTGAACTGCTTGGCTAATCTGTCGTTTGGTTCGTAAACCACACTAGATCGGCGCTTATGCTCAGACAGATACATGAGAGCGCAGCAAAGCATTTTGGTGTAGCCGATCCGTGTCGGCTTCTGTACGTAAATTTCCTTTACTGCATCGTTACCCATGCAGTTAAGCATTACGACCTGAAGCGGCTGAGTGATCCACTTACCACTAATCTGTGAGCTGCCTTCAGGTAGATAGAAATACTTATCAGCCCATTCGACCGCTGTCATCGGCACTTTGGTCATCAAGGGACTCAGCCCCTGGCGAATCGCCGATGTAATCGCTGAAGTCCAACTCTTCGTGGTTAATTTGGATATCAGCTGCTTCATTTTTACACTGCGCAATTATGAGTTTAATGGCCTCGACTGCTTCAATTGGCATATCTGGCCATGCCCTTTTGATGCGCGGCAAAAGAGAATCGAGGTTAGAGGTTAGTGCTATTGCTGTTCTGGTCAGCACATCAGCCAGTAACTGGATCGGTGCAAACTGACGAAGGTGCACCGCCAACTTGAACTGACGTTCTTTAATGATCAGTTGTCGATCAGAGTTCTTTAAGCGCTTCTCTTCGATCTCCAAACGCATCATTTCAAGAGGGTCTATTTCGCCTTTCGCTGGAGCGTCTGACTGATTCTTAACTTGGTTTTCTAAGTGACGGATCCGCCACAGAACGACCTCTTTAATGTCGTACCCGCCCCGCCCCTTAGAGTCAGGAAAGCCGGGGGTTCTAGCCCAGTTCTGGATCGTGCGAGTTGTCACTCCAAGGTAGTCGGCTACTTCACTTTGTGTTGCCACTTAGCCTCCCAGAGCTGACGCTTTTCACACCTCCAGAAACACGAAAACGAAAAGGCCTAAAAACTAAAAATTGATCGATGTACGAAAGCCTGCGCGCTTCGCACCCGCAGCGATCGAGGGGGTGCGGCACAGTACCTTTTTTAAATCGTTGATTTTGCTACCCTTCATGGCTTGCCCTTTTCAAGCTGCACCATTCTGGCCTCGTGTTCGCGCTGCTCTCGGCGGTCGCGACGTACTTGCATCACGTAGTTCAAACCAAAGGTTGCAAGCGCGGTCAGGATGCCGATTAACATGGCCCACTCAGACGGATCAAGTGCACCCAATAGAAATGTGCCACCTGCTGCGGTGTACGAAACCTGTGTGCTTACTTGTTCTGACATGGGCCTGTGTCCTGTTTGCATACTTGAGCCTCCCGCCACTTGCGGTATCGCTGCACATCCGCATCGCATAACTTGATGTCGGTAATCAGCTGCAGTGTGTACTGCAAATGATCGTGGTTTGTTCTGCCATTAAAGGGCCGCAGTGTGCAGCCCGATTGTAGAAAGTTTGCTGGTGGTAGTACCGTTACTGTCTTTGTTACTGGGATAGTCCGGACTTCCACTGGCTTGGTAGAGCAGCTGGCCAGCAGCATCAGGTACAGCAGCGTTAGCCCACGCACGAGTAGGATCATGTTCAGATACCTTTAGTTGTTCGCTATTAACCATCACCGCTAAGTGTTGGTCGTTAATCTGGGTTTCTGATTGCTGGTGCTCGCTGTTCAGGTCAGCAACCAACAACTGTTCATCTACTAACGCCTGAGCCTGGTCATTCAGGTTTTTAACTTCAGAAGTCAGGCCTTTAACTTCCAACTCATAGTTGGCCAATTCAATAACCTGCTTATCCACCACAGCCTTTTGAGCTGTTAATTCAGTCTTCAGCACAAAGGTAGTCACGCCAAAGCCAGCAATCGCCAATGCCGCAGCAGCAATTAACACACGTGTCATCATCTTCATTGTTGTAAGTCCTTGAGGCACATCTTTCGCTCAGCTGCACGGCGTGTGCGTAATCCGTTGGACTCTTTGCCTTTGATGTAAATCCAGCGCATAAGCTGGTTACATGCTGATACCCGAAAACCTTCATTCAGGTTTGCCAGCATCGTTGATTTGCGGAACTGGCCTATGCCAACGTTGTAGACGAAAGATAGGTAAGCAGCATGCTCACCTTCAGATAATGGTACTTTGACCGCTGACAACAGCAAACGATTGTGCTCTACGAGGTCATTGGCTAACTGCTGCAGGCATTGTTCATCACTGAATATCATGCCTGGCTTTAGTTCCTTGCCAGTGTGACCAAAGCAGCTGGTAGGGATGTTAGCCGGGTCTAAGTAGACCTCATTAACTTTGCCTTCGTGTGGAGCAATTAGCACAGCACCTGAGAGAGCAACAGCACCACTGATACCAGCGGCTAATAATGCAGCTTTCAGGTTCTTCATAATCCACCAATAAAAAAGCCCCAGACAAAATTTGTGGAGCGAATGGGACAGGCTATGTATGGGCAATAAAAAACCCGCCTTTTGAGCGGGTTCTTGCTAAGTCATTTCCGACCAGCTTAGATAAAAGTACACGATTTTTACGGGTAAAAACAGGTAAAAAATTGCCGGTTTGTTTTATTTATCAATTTTTCTCAAAGCCTGCACTCTTGCCACAAAAGATTCCGCTGCTTCATCTATCTGAATTTTAATGTTGTCTTCCAGATAGACAGTGGTAACACCTTGTCTTAATGATTCCACCATAATAATTTTATCTACAGATATGAATGGAGAAGTACCACCAGAACGATCAACCTTAATGAACATAAAAATCTCTCTATAAAATGCCTAACAATTCTGACTCTGCTTTAGCCAACGAAAGCTGATTTGGTCGACCTAAGGTCTTTTTCTTTATGAAGGCTGCATTTATAACAGATCTATGCAATGGACTTAAAGAGGAAACAGCTTTGTCGATAACTAAAACCCAATCTGGGGGCAATATGCTGTCACTTTGATGACTGAACAGGTGCTTGTCTGAACTGATCCAAACACCAGTTCGCATTACTTCGCAGCAACGTTCTGTAACTGAAGTGCTGGCATAGCCCTGCAGTTCCTCTTTAGATGCCCAGTAGCGACCCCAGGCTCTTAGTTCTGCTCTTAGCTGTTTTATGTTCATGCTGCCTCCTGCTTTTGTTTTTCTAATTCATCGAAGGCCATGACAATGGCGTCAATCAATTCAACTTTAAGTATGTCCTCACAGATAGCCTGAACGTGGCCAAAGTATGGATCGTTCCGTTCACGCTCCCAGTTTCTCAGCGTCTTTTCGCTGATGCCATATAAGAAGCAAACCTCTTGCTGGCTCATAGCCCGGTACCTACGGACCGTGCGTATGATAAAACCACCATGCAAGTTGGCTCGTTCTTTAACCATGGCGCTTGCCCCTAGCCTGGTACCAACGATAGAACAGGATGCTTGAAACAATACCTAATGAACCACCCCAGCCGCTGACGAACATCGCCAGATCAGCGTCCACTGTGGTTGCTGATATCCGGGCGAACGAAAACTGGCACCAGGTAATACCCCAGGATACTGTAAAGGCCAGTACAATTTTCTGGTCACGCACGATTTGGCTGTTAAAACCAAGCAGGAACACATTGCCGAAGGTGGCTATAAATAGCAGAGCCAACTGCTGAAAATCATTTGCCAGTAAAAATGCCACTGATCCCTCCTTTCGGCTGACCATACAGCGCTATCATGGCCGCATCCCGATTGTCAGCATTACTCTTACCATTCCACCCTGTAAGCCGGTTAAACGCATCAGCCTTATAACGCTTTCCGCTTCGTGCGCCTTGTAATGGCAATACCATTTCGACGTTGAAACCTGCAGCGTTCAGATCCTGCAACAACAATTCTGCGGCATGCTTAACAGCACCGATGTTCTGGGCTATTTTCATCATCTGGTTTCGGCTTTGGCCCGGGCGCTGGATAACAGGTTTAAAAGCGTTGATATCTTCCAGCTTGATACGCAGCTGGTGCTGACGTGCCAGATCGGTCAATAGTTCGACCAGAGACTTGTTGCCCAGCATATGAAGCTGCTGAATGATGCCGTCCCTTACTACAGCACCACCGTGCTTTTTGGTGTCCGGATCAATAGCAACTACCAGCATCGTTTACTCCTTAATATCAGCTTTAAAACTGGATGCCAGATACAGATCCCCGCCCGCTCTGGCACTTCCAGAACCAAGCTGAAAATCCCATGTTCCTACTTTCTTGGCTCCACGCTTTAACACCAAACATTTTTTCTTCGCGGCCGTTTTTGTCATCACTTTCAGCGGCACAAGATCAATGTCGGAATTAAGAACATGGAACACCTTTCCATCCAAAAGGCACTGAGCAATGTAGATAACCTTCGTTAAATTGGACTTCGTTTTTTGATTCATAAAGCCACCCTTTTGAAATTTAATAATGTTCAGACGGTTTAATTCCAGACTGCCTTTAAGCCCTTACCAGCCATGCAATCCAACGCTTTATTCGTTACTTCAATGCCTGCACTGTGCCTACTCAAACAACATCTTTTATCAATTAGGTGTTTCCACGGCTGAAAAATCTGAATTCTCTGAAACGCTTACCAGCAAAGGCCGCTAAGCATTCACCGCTTTTTTCAATGCCTGCACTGTGCCTACATTTAAACCCTGCTTTATCAGCCAATCGTGGTACACGTTCACTGCTTTTAACCGCTCTGATAAGGCTTCGGTTTTGATGTAAACCGCATCCAGCCCTTTGGGTTTATGGTTCAGCAGGCGCTCGGCCATCCAGTAATCAATGCCCAACTCTGCCCAGGCAGAACGAGCCATTTTGCGCAAATCGTGGGCCGACCATTTGCCCTTACTCACCTGCTGAATATGCTTTTGCGCTGCCTGGCTGCTTATGGCTTCAGTACCTGATGGAAACAGGAAATCGGAATAAATACCGAATGACTCTCGAACAGTCCTGAACTTATCCAGAAACTCTTTAGCCAGCGCGGTAACAGGTAGAACATGCGTCACATCGGTTTTTGTGATCTGCGCCGGAATAGCCACCATGCCTGCTGTAAAATCGATGTAGGACCAACGTAGCTGCCGCGTCTCACCAATGCGGGTACCAAACAGCAGCATCAGCCAGACCAGCGCCCAACCATCAACGGCAGCACGTTGCAATTGCTCCCACACCAGCGGCAGGCTGGTTACACGCAACCGGCTTTCCTTCGGCTTGATCCGCTTCGTTACATGGTCGACAAACTTCATTCCCGCCATATAGTCAGTGGCCAGCAGTTCCAGCTTTGCAGCCAGTTTTACGGCCGTCTTTAATGTTCCCCAGTACTTGCGCATGGTCGACGGCTTTAAATCAGAGTTCACCAAAGGCAGGATCAGCTGGGTATCAAGCACCGCTTTAGTCAGTTGGCCAACAGGTAAGGCGCCAAGAAGTGGCAATAAGTGAGCATCAATCGCGCTTTCAACTGCCCTTCTCCATTCCGGTGATTTCGTTACTTCTTTGGCAGTTCTGCCCCGGTACCATTCAAGCAGCTGGCCAACAGTTTCAAAGGTGCCTGTTTTCACCTGCTGACCAGCAGTTAACTTGCTCAGTAACTCCGGTACCATTGCCACTACATCTTTGGTTTTCAGTGTCGGCCAGTAGCCAAGGCGGTGACGTATCTTGATCCGGTTTTGATACTGCACTAAGTACCAGGTAGCCTTTTGACGGCCAGAACGGTAACGAAGCGCAAGGGGCTGACGCTGATCACGCAGTTCGCCCACATCAGCATCAGCTGCATGCCGGGTGATGGCTGCATCAGATATAACGACAGATAAAGACTGCATCAGTCACCCCGCTTAAATAGCTTCTTATTCCGATTTAACGCTGCAACCGTCCGGCTTCGCTCTGGTTCCGGCATTGCTGCCAACTTTCGATCTATATCCGGCTTGGCCATGAGGTTGTTACGCCAGTTATGAAGCCACAGGCATGCAACCTTATTTACTGCCTCAGCTTCTGCCAAAGCCGGATCAGCGGCCAAGTTAAACGTCATACCATCCCTTTGTTAGAACCATGACCAGGTAGCTTTGCTCTAAGCTGCATTACCTTCTGATAGCCTGCGCATTCAGGGGTGGCCACCCTGCAGCTTTCACCTTTAGCCGGCAGTCCTTTTGGCACTTCAGTGGATAGGTCTTCACCAGCGCGAACACGGCGACATTGCAGCTCATACTGATAAGCAAACTGCTTAAACAGATCAGCATCTGAGCAGGTTTTAAACGCCTTGGTACCAATGGCCATAATGCAGACATAAATAACCGGATGGCTCCAGGAGTGGTAACGGCCAGAACGATAGTGGCTCACAGCCTCACGGTATGCAGTTCTCACATCTGGTAACTGGTGTTCACCATCCCATTCCATCTTGCACCACTGGCAGAACTGCAACGGGCTTGGCCAGTACTGGCGGGTACTTACATCTTTTCGGGCACGCATCAGGCCCTGCTGGACTAAGGCAGTCTCTAAAACTCCCTGCACTGCCATAGTTTTCAACCACTCGGCTTTAACGGCGGCCTCTTTGTCCGGAGCTGGAGCACCAATTGGGAAAAGGATACTTAGCTTTTCAAAAGCACTGTCGACCAATTTCTCGTGTGCCGGCTGAACTTGGTGGACTGGTTTTTGTGATGATGAATTTGCCATCAGTTGCACCGCTGGTTGAATTAACTGTTGAGTTGACTTCATACCAAAGGGTCCTCCGGATTGAACGCGCCCTGAGCCCAGTTCTGCTGGTCCGCCTTCGCTTTGTGCTTCGCTTTATGCTCCTGGTACAAGTGAACCAACTTCAGCCACTGCTTGCGTACAGAGTTAGGGCACAGAACGTTTTTGCTCCAAAAATCATCAAACTGAGCGATGGTGAATAACGCCAGTATGTGTTCTGGCTTTCGCTCGTCCTGTGTACGCATCAAGCGGATTGTGTTAGCCCTGCTGGCAAGAACTGCCTTGGTTGGCCTGCGGTAATGCTCTGGGTGTCGTTGCTGTAGCAAAGCCTCAAACTTATCCAGTAGCTCAACGTCTACAGCCTCACCCCAGTTCTTGCCTTGCTGTATGGCTGCTGTTGGTCTGACAACACCATTGTTTTGCTCAACAGGTTCCGCTGCCGCTTGCGGCGGTGGATCAAGATCATGCTGTATTTGGTTGGTTGTATTTGGTAGGTTGTCTTTGGTGGCTGAGCATTCGATCACTAAAGGCTGAGCATTTGATCCGTTAGTACTGAGCATTTGATCACTTTCTCTGAGCATTTGATCACTCTTTGCTTTCACAACGGCAGTACCTTTTGCCATGCGCTCAGACTTTCCAGTGCTTAATACCCAATCACTCACCGTTTTGTTGATGCTCACAGCCTTCATAAGGCCTGACTTAGTAAGCACAATGATCTGGCGCTGTTCCAAAGCAGTTAAAGCACTGATAATCGTTCGCTCAGCAAGGCCTGTCAGCTCAGCAAGGTAAGTGTTGGTCACTCTATCCATTTTCTTGTTATAGCCATACGTGCTGCGCACAATGGCATTCAAAACACGATACTGAGCCCCAGACAGGTCAGCCTGGCACATCATGTCCATGATCTGGTTCGCAACACGGCAATAACCATCATCTGTGTCAGCTATCACAGTGGCTTTCCCCTCATTCCGCTTGCGATATTTAGCGATATCAGCTACATTTTCAGCAGTGGACATTTAAAACCTCGTCGTAGTGGTTAATGTTCTTGAGAGCCCTGTTAGCGCAGGGCTTTCGCTTTTCTGGCAGTCGTACCTGCCCCATTTCTGCAGGTTGCCCCCAAATAAACACTGGAGGCGCACATGGACCGCAAACTTTATTACCGTGACCTTTACCGCAAAGTGCTGGAAGAAGCCCGTATAGGCTATACGCTGGCCATTTTTGGCGACCATCTGGCAGCACAGCAAGGCTATGAAAAACACACAGGCCTTGATGCAGTGCATTACTTCCTGATGCAAAAACACCACTGGACGCGCGGCCAAATTCAAGCCATGACGCAGGCCGATATACTCTTTGCAATGTCTGAAGAGTTTGAGTTGTGGACCATGCCCGACGATGCCAGGCAGGTTTTGGCTGATATGGCTGAACATCACTTCTCACCCTCAAATGCTTCAGCGCTAAAATGAAGCACTAAAGCCCAAGCAGCAGTAACGGCTAACAATATGAGGGTGATAGTTATCACTGCGATGGCTTGTGCCTTTGTATCTGTCGGCAGCCAAGGCATGAAGCAAAACAGACAGAGCCAATAACAGCACCAGTCTGAGAATGCACTGCAGCTTTGGCAGTGCTTTTCCAATTTAGCCTGCCGTGACATGGTTCAACTCGCTTAGTGCTATTCTGAAACCAGCCGCGTTTTTATGCCCACCACCGCCGAACTTGGCTGCAATAAGCGAAACGTCCGCGCCATCCGGTTGTGATCGCAAGCTATAAACACGGTTATCAGCTGTATCGTAGTAACAAGCTGCAAAGGCTTCGCCCTGGTTCATTTGGTGTCCAGCGTCTGAACTATAAAAGTACGGGGCGTTTAAGGTAGGAACGTCATGGCCAGCAATGACCGACCGATAAGCTGCTGCGCGGATCAGCTCTTTAACGTCTTTAAAGTGTTTGCGCTCTATTGCTTCGCCCTCACTTACAAATCTGCTGTAGCAAAACGAGTCTTCGCACAACTGGGCAATGCTATCCCAATTTTCAAACGTGTATTCGTAACTAAAAAGATTGGCCTGAAAAGCTCTGGTTTGTTCGCGCTTGAATAACCAAAGATCTCGATCTTGTACGTGAACTAACAAGTCATTTGGTTTTACATCAGGGTGGTAATGATTCCATGCCATCATGGCGCCACTGCGATGCATATCAAAAATGGCCGTTACATTAGCCGGCAGATCAACCAAATCACCTGCAGCACTTTTGTGGTGGTCCAGTATCAGCACAGTGTTGGCCACAGCAGCTATTCGCAATAACACATCACGCTTATAGCTAAAATCGACCATAACCACATCACGGCCAGCGCAATCAGGTGGCTCTTTGCCATAGGTGCCCGGGTGAAACTCTGTATCAGGGTGTTTTTTACGAACAGCCCATGCAGCAGTAAAACCGTCTGCACAGTTAGCGTGGTAAATGCAAAGAAGTGGTTGTTTCATAGTTATCTGCCTGTTTGTTGTCGTAGTTATGAATGAGCTGGCCGTTGCTCAGCACCGCACTTAAAGCTGTGGCCTACGCTTCTCACTGTTTAACCCGGCGTGTCCGTAGAAAGACCTTCCGGTTACCAGCTCATTGGTTTGGCATCTGCGCAAGCGTCCATTTAGCCCCTACATTGCGCTGCCTGGGCCCGACAAAGACACCAAACCAATAAACTGAAACTAACCAGCACTCCGCCACTATCCGGCAACGCTTATCTGGCTTATCAGCTTTCGCCGAAGTGTTTGTTGTTCGCTACCCTGGGTGCCTCCCAGTGACTGGTTACATCATTACCAGCCGGGTTGTCGGCCATCTAATGACCCCCGTGCGCTTAGCCGGATTAGCGGCGAACAACAGTGCTGTCTTTCCAGCAGTCAACACTAAATCAACACCCATCGTTACGTGGGTTAATACAACACGATGCTGTACCGAAGGTTTGACTGGCAGAGGCATCTGTTATCAGGCCCCCAGCACCAGCATCGGTCAGCACTCTGAAATAAAGCACTGAGCGATACATCTTCACCAACCGCCGTTTAGCCGGGTGTGCTGTGCATGATCATCACGGCATTCGGTATCGCAAAAGGCAGCACCACTTTGAACTTGAGCACTACACCAATGGCAACGGCCAGTTCGTTCAAGCTGAGGTTGGCGTTTGTTAAGCGCAATAGACAGGTTTAAGTCCTGCTGTTTTGCCGCATCATCAATCACATCACTCATACAGCCTTTAGCTCCCGAACCTGCTCACCAACTACTGTTTCCAGCGCTTTCGATTCGGTGATCACGCTCAACATTTGCTGCTTAATCTGTTCAAACTCAACTGGGTCTATTACACCATCAGCGCGGGCTGCGCGAACGGCACCAAGGGCCTGCCCCATCACTTCGCTCAGCTTTAATAACTGGTCGCTCAACTCTTCGTCGCAAGCTACGCCATCAGGAACCGGCACCAGCACCAACCCACGGCTATGTGCCCACGCTTCTAAAATGCCGTTGTCGTTGGTGAGTTCTGTAATAGCCACAGCTTCGCCTAAGCTAAGTTTGTGAAACTCCTGGTGCGGGTTTAACTTGTTGGCCATCACGACAGGGCTAACACCTAACTTTCGGGCAATATCACTGGCGTTATGGCGCTCACCGAGTTGATAAGCTGCATCCAGTGGGCTTTGTAAAACCAATGTTCCTTTTTTCATGTTATTGCTACCTATCCTGTTAATCTGTAAATGTGCTACGCGGATTGCTTCAACGGTTCTTGCGAATTAGGAGAATCAACTTTGAGAGCGCCATCAGTGAGCCTTTCCAACTCATACGCCCTCAGCTTTGGTACTTCATCCCCCCAAAGTGATACGGCGGCTTTAGAAATGCCTAAAGCTTTGGCAACAAGAGACTTGCTCTTGTAGAACTGGATAACGTCAGAGGTTTTCATGTGAGCCTCACAAATGGATTTGATAACAGGTTAAGTATTCTAAACCTAAAAATCAAGTCGAAGTTAACTTTTAATAACCATTCATTGGTTAAGATAGCTTTACTATGATGAGTGAAAGAATTAAGAGTCGCCGCAAGGAACTCAAACTTACCCAATTAGAGGTTGCCGAATTTGTTGGCGTCTCGAAGACTGCTATTTCTCTGTGGGAATCTGGGACGAATGATCCAAATGGCAAAAATTTGGATTCGCTCTGTTCTGCTTTGAGGTGTGATCAGAGTTGGTTGCTGTATGGAACAGGAACACCTACAAGAGCAGGCGTGAAGACCGAAAACATAAAAATTATTGATTTGTATGCAGGCGTGGGGCCAACAGACCATTCTGTTCGAGAAGATGTTGGAACTTTTGAAGTATGGGATAGCAAAACACCACTTCGAGACGATGAAGTAGAGCTGCCATTTTTTAAAGAAGTAGAGTTATCAGCAGGGAATGGATCCTCAGTGGTAAAGGAAAATACCGGTTTTAAACTGCGCTTTGCCAAATCTACGCTAAAGCGCCAGGGTGTGAGTGCAGAACATGCGGCGTGCGTCGTGGTTAGCGGTAATTCAATGCAGCCAGTACTTCCAGATAAAGCGACTGTAGGTATCGACACTGCTAACACAAAAGTCAAAGACGGTGAAATGTATGCAGTTGACCACGACGGCCTGCTGCGCGTGAAGATACTTTATCGGCTGCCTGGCGGTGGTTACAGGCTACGCAGCTACAACAAAGACGAATACCCTGACGAAGACATATCAGGCCAGCAAGCTGAAAAGCTGAAGGTACTGGGTAAAGTCTTCTGGTACTCAGTGCTAATCTGATACGTGAAGGAGCAAGGATTACCCCTTGTCATTGCACACGAAAACGATTTGCATGATGCAATAGCTGACCAGTAGGAAATAAAATGAAAAAAATTATGACCGCTCTTTTATTGGCGATGGTAGTAACTGGTTGCTCCAGCGTGGGCAATGAAGCCATTAAAGAAGAGAACCAACAGACACTTGAGCAAAAGCTGGTAAAAGGCGTAACCACTAAAGACGAAGTACGCGCAGCATTTGGAGACCCACTGGATGCAACATTCCATAACAGTGGCAATGAGATGTGGAAATACGTGTTTACTAAGCAAAGCTGCAATGCCTCCTGCTACTTTATTTACACAGCCTGGGCTTACAGTACATCGTCGGGCATTCAAAAAACACTGACTGTACTTTTTGATGATAACGGCAAGGTAAAGAATTACATCCTGTCTGAGTCTGAAGTTGAGTCTGAGCACGGTCTATTCTCTGGTTAGAACATTACATTTAACTCTACAAGAACAACCCGCCAAGAGCGGGTTTTTTTTGCCTCAAAATAAAAGTTAAGTTTTAATAACTTTTTATCTTGACCTTCAAATTAATTTTGCTTAACCTTTAGTTAAGTTAAATTAACTAGGTGAGATAAATGTCAGTCTTAACAAAAACCACCCACCGCCGCAAACACGCAATGGAAGAGCTGCATTTGTTAAGCCTGCGCTTCCGCTGCTTTATGAGTACCTATGTTGAAGTAGGTCAAGACCCTAAAGTGAAAGCAGCACAGCAACGTCTGCTGAATCAAATCAAACGCGCCCTGCCAAGCCCTGAGTTTCAGGCTAATTACATGGACCATATGGGCACTATTGGCACGGATGGGCGCTTTGCTCTGCATATCAACAACGATATGACGCACTGCACTGTTTTGCGCACCAGCACGCTGGCCAACGTTCACCAGTTTTTAAGAGGCGGTGCATGAGCGCAGTTCAAACAGCACAGCTATGCCCTACTTCGGTTTTTACCGTGCAGACAGATTCAGAACTGACGCTGCAGCAACGCACAGCCATTTACCTGATAGATCAGAACTGCATTAACCCGGATTCAGTGATGGGCATAGGCGCAATTAAACGCCTCGGGATATTTAACAGTCACGCCCAGGCTGTTTACCAAATTAACGAACTGGCCGATGGCGGCTGGCTGTTAGTACACGAAGGCTGCTTTAAGCCATCACCAAAAGAAATCAACTGGTTGGTGGCCAATGGCGTCAGACGTACCGGGCTTCCACAACAAAACACCACTACGACGGAGTTTTTATGCTGAACACCACACAAAAATCTGCACTTACAGCGCTTAAGTTTAAGCCTTTGTCTGTAACGGCAATGGCTAAACAAATGACAGTAGCTAAAGTTCTGGCTGAAAGCCTTGCCAATCAGCTGGTAGAGCTTGGTTTGGCGACTAAGTACGACAACGGCCAGTTCACTATCAGCCCCAAGGGGAAAGACTATCTGGCAGGCAAATTGGGTGATGCAGCAACTGCAAAAGCCCAACCAGACACAGCTAAACACCAGCCAACTGAACAAGTAGCAGTGAATAAGCCGACCGCCGAAATGACCTGCGTTTCTGAATACAAAGATCCGGTTTTAGCAGAAGTACCAAAAGATAGCTTAGAAGCACTTCTGCGCGACTCAGCGGCTGAAACTGCAGAAGAAACAGCGGTGATACCAGAACCGGTTACTGCTGCCCTACTGAATTTAGAACAACGCCTCAACCGCAAAATACCTGCGCCAGTAAAGCTTGAGTTAAAGCTTGCTGTACTGCACCGCCTGGCGCTGCTGATGGACCCGAGCATTTCAGAAGTGCTTGAACAAATCAGCGACGATTTAACCACCCTGCAGCAGTCTGCTGCGGCTTAATCGCAAAACCACTACGACAACCACCCAACATAAGGGGCATAACGATGGCAACACCAGTAGATCAATTTATTAGCGACCTCGACGGCGGCCAGCTGGAAGAGAAGTTCAGCAAATGTATCAGCATGGTTGCAGGTTCAGTAATGGACCACGGCACAGCTGGCGAAATCACTATCAAGCTGAAGTTTAAAAAGCTGTCTGAGCAGCAAGTCATGGTCGAACACGACCTGCATTTCATGCGTCCGACTTTGCGCGGTAAGCAGTCAGAAAACGAAACCAACAAAACCCCTATGTTTGTTGGCGAAAAAGCCAAGGTCACCTTCTTGCCAGAGCATCAGAACGTGATGTTCGACAAGAAAGGCAAGGTGAACGAACAACTTTAAACCACCGCCAGCCGGTTCGCCGGCTACTTCTCAACCTAAACGCGAGATTATTTTATGTCATTAACGATTGAAGCCATTAAACACATTCAGCAAAGCCAGACGGCTCAAGCTGTTCAGGATGCTGTTAACACCAACACAGTGCAGTCACAACTGGTTGCTGTTCCATCTGATATTACCCTGCAGTCACTGGAAAAATACCAGCAACACCGCGATCGCTTCCGTGGCGAAATGAACACCAGCAGCATTGTTGAGTTTATCGACTATGTGAAAGGCCACGGTGAAACCAACCAACAGTGCTTCATTAATGAAGAAAGCATGGCTGCGGTAAATATCTTCAACTTCGGCTCTATCCATACACCTGGTCATTGTGACGACAAAGCTATTGTCACTTTGAAGAAAACAGCTGAGTACAAAGCGCTGTGCCAGATCAACGGTGAAACAGTAAGCCAAAAAGCTGCAGCCGAGTTTCTGGAAGACTGGGGAACCTTTATTACGTGTATTGATGAAAACGGCGAGGTGATTAATCCGGCCAAGGCCATTGCAGCAGTGCGCCGGATCACCATTGAAGCCAGCCGCAAGTCTGAAAGTGAACAAGGCAACTTCCGCACGGAGAAATCCGCACTCGAAAGCATGTCTGTTGATACCAATGCCGGTTTACCAGCCACAGTTCGCTTTAAGTGTGTGCCTTACGCTGGCCTGACTGAGTACGAGTTTGACCTGCGCGTTAGTGTACTGACCAGTAGCGAAGTGCCAAAAATTGTGATGCGTATTAAGCGCTTTGAAACCTACCCAGAGCAGTTTGCTCAGGAGTTCAGCGCTCTGCTGAAATCTGGTTTTGATAGCTATGAAAAAGCACCAGCAATCAGCATCGGTACTTTTAAAGCAGCTTAAATCGTTACGGCCACGGATGGCCCAACTGAAAGGTTAAAAACCATGAATTTACATATTACTTGCGAAAAGGGTGCAACGGTAAACGTTCACTTAACGGCCATCGGTTCACCAACTACTGATGCCGCAGTAGCTGCTGCAACAGTACTTGAGCCAGCCACAGGCCTTGAGTGGAGCAAGACACTGCTCGACGGCGAACGAGTGAACTTCGAAAAAGCTGAAAACGCTGTAGCCGAATTAGGCGAAGGCTGGCGCCTGCCTACTCGTGAAGAACTGCTAACTCTGGTCGACTTAGAACGTCACGACCCATGCATTGATACCGACAAGTATCCAGACACCAAAAGCACCTGGTACTGGACGGCAACGCCATGCGCCTGGAACAGAGAGTCTGCCCATTGGGTGGTCGATTTCGACAGCGGCTATGTCTACGGCAACGGCCTCGACTACGGCGCGTGTGTCCGTGCGGTTCGCGGCGGTCAGTAGTTTCTGTTTTTTGATTTAACCAACCCAGAAGGAAAAAACCAATGTCACGTTTTTCTAAAAGCGAAGACGGCAAAACAGTAACAGACACCTTAACAGGTCTGGTGTGGAGCCAAAACACGGTGGCAAGTGATGTCACTTTTGAAGATGCAGTAAAGGCCGTTGAGGCCTTAGGTGAAGGCTGGCGTTTACCCACAGTCGACGAGCTGCAAACCATTGTCCACCGCACTAAATACGACCCGGCAATCGATACAGAAGCTTTTCCGGATACTGAAAGCGATTGGTACTGGACAAGCACTCCATGTGCATGGCGTCCAGAGTCTGCCCGTTGGGTGGTCGGTTTCGACGGCGGCGGTGTCGGCAGCGGCGTCATCTACGACTACGCGTGTGTCCGTGCGGTTCGCGGCGGTCAGTAACTTTTTGTCTTTTTGATTTGTGAGTGAATGCTATGACGGCTAACAGAAACGGATTACCAGAAATTGCTCGTAAGGCAGAAAGCCTGGCTGTTGCTATTGAAAACGCAGTCAGGGGTTTTGCCCGGTACAACAAGTACGCGATCGGGGCTAACTTGAGAACAGCAGTGATGCTTGTTGTTCAGTTATGCAACCGCGCCTGGCGTGACCGTAGCCGTCAAATTCACTGGGTAAACGAACTGGTTTGGGCAATTGACGAACTGAAGGTCGTTATTCAGCTGGCCAAGCAGCTGTATGCCTTTAAAAGCTTCAAGCAGTTTGAAGTGATTATTCGTGCAGCTGACGATGTAGGCCGCTGTGCTGGTGGGTGGAAACGCGCATTGCATGAGAAGGGCCAGAATTCTGCTGCACCGCAGCAGGAGCGTGCTCAGATACTGAGTGACCGTTCCGCCTCTCATATGGGGCTAAACAATCGGCAACGTTGTGCTACCCAAGGGGATGTGCAATGACGCTTCAAGTGAACGGTAACAAGTCTGCCCGTTGGGTGGTCAATTTCAACAACGGCAATGTCAACAACAACGACATCAACAACAACGCGTGTGTCCGTGCGGTTCGCGGCGGTGAGTGTCAGTGCAATGAAGTCGTTTCGCTCCAGCAAATTTATAGCGCTTGGGGGAAGGCCCGTAAAGGCAAAAAGCCAAGCTCAAACCAGTTACATTTCGATACCAACTGGACCAGTGGCCTGCTGGAGTTACAGCACAGCATTAACGACTGTTCATGGCAGCCAAAGCCAAGCACATGCTTTATTGCTGCCCTGCCAAAAGCAAGAGAAATACACGCTCCTGATTTTTCAGACCGCGTTGTACATCACTGGTTGGTACCGCAGCTGGAAAAGTTGTGGCAGCCGGCTTTTATCTACGACAGCTACGCCAACCAAAAAGGCAAGGGCTCGCACAAAGCTGTAGAGCGTTTGCAGCAGTTTATCCGGCAGGCGCCAACTGCGTTTTACCTGCAGTTGGATATCCATAACTTCTTTAACTCCATCCATCGCCCTACGCTGTGGAGTCAGTTAAAAGCGAAGCTCGTGAAATCTGGTGCATCTGACCAGGTGATGCATGCCACTCATGCCCTGCTGAGAAATCATCCGTTGCAGCAAGGCGTGAAGTACCTGTGCAGTGATGCAGAACGCTCAATCGTGCCAATGCACAAGCGCCTTGAAAACTCAGCACCAGCTTGCGGCCTTCCAATCGGCAACCTGAGTTCGCAGTTTTTCGCCAACGTGTATCTGAACACGCTGGATCAATTCGTGAAGCACGTTTTAAAAGCCAAGCGCTATCTGCGTTATGTCGATGACTTTGTGCTTATTCACCACGACAAGGCACAGCTGCAGCGCTGGCAGGCTGACATAGAGCAGTTTATTGCCCGGCAGTTACGGCTGAAGTTAAAGCCGGACATTAAGTTGCGCCCACTTTCAGATGGTATCGACTTTCTGGGGTATGTCGTAAGACCTACCCACACACAAACACGCCGTCGTGTTGTGACTCACTTCCAAGATGCGCTGGCCAGCTTTGAAAGCCAGTTCGTTACGCCTGATGCAATCACAGCAACACCAGAAGATATCCGGCATATCCGCTCTGTCGTTGCCAGCTACACAGGCCACATCAAGCAATCGAATAGCAACCGGCTGATGGGCAAGATTCTGGATCGCTACCCGTGGATCAACTCAGTCACATTAAACCGCAAGTTTGATTACCGGCTCGAAGGTCAGCTGGTTGAGATAAAGACAAATAACAATTTAAGAGAGGTGCGGGTATGACCGACTTTTCAACAAAGACCACCAGATTAGCAATGAAGCTTCATAAGTGTGAGTTCTGCGGCAAAGAGATCGCCAAAGGTGAAACTTATGAGCGTGTTTTCGTTGTTGATGGCAAGGCTTACGACTACGCACTGCACACATTCTGCGATTCGATTAGCCAGTCAGAGCTTGCGGAGGGAGGCTACGAAGAAACCACCCTAGATCTATTACTCGACTGTGCCAGAGACAAAGTGCTTGGTGAAAAGAACAACGCAGTGATGGCCGATTTTTACGGTGTAACTGTTGAACAAATTACCTTCGTTTTTGGCGAGGTAGCAGCATGAAAAACGAATATTACGCCAAAAGCTACCCGTGGATGACTGCCGACCAAAAGGAGTGTTTCGAGTTTATTTGCGAAATTCATAACGGCGGTAATCACATGTTTGGAATGGTTCAGCCATCAGGTGAAGGGCTCATGATTAACTCTCAGACCTTTGCTGCCTCGACGTTTGATTTCGACAATCTGACCAGAGCGGTAATTCTTGCTCATGACCGGATGATTCGCTTTGAAATATGCCCTTCTGGGCCGCGCTTACTGAAGCTTTTTGCACATAAGCGCCACCAAAGAGAAGGCCGGATGCATGAGCGTCACCCAACTATCGAAGAGGCAATTGCCAGTGTGCGTAAAAATCATGGCGAGGTGTCAGCATGAAACGCCCCGAATATTTAACAGCCATCGGCATTGCCGGATTCGTTCTGGTAACAGTTATTGCAGTCTACCCTCGCCCTGCAACGACTCAGGCCGAGTACTGCGCCGAAGAAATGGTAACCCGCCGTGTAAATGATGGTCGCCTTGTTGAATCCCGGAGCTGTGTGAGCTGGGTCGGCTGGCCAATAGAAGTCAGCGAGGTGGCAAAGTGAGCATCAACAGAGCAAGCCTGATTAACCAGACCAGCGCCGAGCAAGGGTTTGAATACTACACACCGGCAACATGGACAGATGCAGCACGCGAACTCATGGGCAGTATTGACCTTGACCCTGCCAGCTGTGATTTCGCCAACAACTGGATCCAGGCTAAGCAAATATTCACTAAAGAAAATGATGGCCTGAGCAAAGAATGGTTTGGCCGAGTGTGGATGAACCACCCGTTCCACCGCGGCGAAGCGCCATGCAAAGCTATATGTAAAAAGAAAACCTGTATCAGCCGTGGTTACCACATAACAGAAGCAATACCAGGCAACGCAGTCTGGATAAACAAACTTTGGGCTGAATACAGCGCTGGCCGTGTGACTGAGGCAGTGATTATCACGTTCTGTAATTCATCAGAGACATGGTTTCAGCCTCTGCTTGATTATCCCCAATGCTTCCCTCGCACCCGGGTGCACTACGTGGGGCCAGATGGCAAAAAGGTTAAGGGCTGCACCAAAGGCAGCGTGATCACCTATATGGGCCCGAATATCGACGGCTTTGCCAAAGTGTTTGGCAAGCTTGGAAAAATAAAGGTTCAGTATCATCCAACAGGAGCTGCAGCATGAAAAACAAATTAACTGACTTGAACAACCACCTGTTTGCAGCTCTTGAACGACTGGCTGATGAAAGCCTTGAGGGCGAAAAGCTTCTTGCTGAAATTGAACGAAGCAAAGCAGTTACATGTGTAGCTAGAGAAGTGATCCTGAACGGTAAGTTGGTACTGGAAGCACAGAAAGCATTTGATGATGGCCTGGTAAAGAGGACTCACGAAATGCTCGAGGTGAAATCATGAGCCGCGTCATATACACACCAGAAATGCTGGAATTCATTGCGGCTCAATACAAGCTGAAAGGTTTGTCAGAAGTTACTGCAGCTTTCAATAAAAAATTTGAAAGTGACAAAACAGTGCAGCAAATTCGCGCCACTCTTAAAAACCACAAAATCACCTGTGGTCGAAAGACTGGGGAATTGAATAAGGGTGTGCTGCGAACGTTCACCGTTCAACAGGCGGACTTCATCAAGCAAAAGTATACCGAACTAACCCTGGTAGAGCTTACCGCGGAATTCAATGCAGAGTTTGGTACTGCTAAAACCATCAAGCAGATCCGCTCTTTTACAAGAAACCACAATGTTAAATCCGGAAGAACTGGCCGCTTTGATAAAGGCCAGAAGTCCTGGAATGCCGGAAAGAAAGGCTGGTGTGCCGGTGGCAGATCAGCTGAAACACGATTCAAAAAAGGCCAGTCACTTAACACCATGCCTTTAGGCTCAGAGCGGATCTGCAGCAAAGATGGCTATGTGATGATCAAAGTAGCCATGCCTAATAAGTGGCGCATGAAGCACGTTGTTGAGTGGGAAAAGCACAACGGCCCTATCCCTAAAGGTTACCGCATTTGGTTTAAAGATAATGTCCGGACGAACTGGGCAATTGAAAACCTGATGCTGATAACCCGCGCCCAGGGAGCAGTGATCAACAAAATGGGTATGGGCACAGTGCCAGCTGAATTAAAAACAGCGGCTGTGACTATGGCAGACATTTCAATGAAGCGAAGAAAACTGAGCACCAGCAAACAGGAGCAAGCAGCATGACGCACGATCACCTTGTAACACGGGCTGAACGCTTCCTGAAAAATATGGGCTGTGGCGTTGTGTTCAGCGACCGATTTAAGGCTGCTACTCACAACGGCGAGCAGCCGGATGCTATAGGCTGGCGTGACAGTGTTTCATTACTTATTGAGTGCAAAGCCAGCCGTGCTGATTTTCTGGCTGACAAGAAAAAGCGCTTCCGCATAGAAGCCAAAGACGGCATGGGCGAGTGGCGCTTTTACATGTGTCCACCTGGTTTGATTAAACCTGAAGAACTGCCATTCGGTTGGGGCCTGTTGTATTGCCACCCGAAGAAAATTGAACGGGTTCATGGCATCCCAACAAACACTCAGATTTGGAGCGACCGCCCTTTTGAAGTGGCAAACAAACGCTGTGAGCTGCAGCTGATGTATTCAGCGCTGCGCAGGATGGAAATCAGAGGCCATCTGAAAGAGATCTATGACGGTATACCAGTTAAGGAGCCAGCATAATGGCCTACGCAAAAGATACACAGGTTAGCCAAACAGCCAGCTTGTTGGAAATAGAAAAGGTTTTGGCCAGATACGGCGCCGATCAGTTCATGTACGGCAAAACAGGCCAATACGCTGTTATCGGTTTTGTAATGATGGGCCGTCAGGTGCGGATCACTGTGCCGCTGCCAGATAAAGCAGACCGCCAGTTCTGGGTTACTGACACAGGCCGCGACCGCTCAGAGTCAGTTGCACTTAAAGAGTGGGAACAGGCCTGTAAGCAAAAGTACCGCGCTCTGTCTCTGGTTGTGAAAGCAAAGCTGGAAGCAGTTGAAGCTGGGATCACCACTTTCGAAGAAGAGTTCATGGCTCACTTGGTGTTGCCAGGTGGCCAGACAGTAGGCCAGCGCCTGCTGCCAGAAATTGACGAAGCGCAGCGCACAGGCAAGATGCCGCCGCTGTTGCCAAACCTTGGAGACTGA